GATCAAACCAAAACCTTGTGTGTTTCTATTTGCCATAGTTGTTTCTCCTTATGTACCTGCCCCGAAGGGCCTCCAGTACGGTTTATTAAATTCAGTGATTTGAAAAATTATTTTTTCGTACCACCGAAGGTTACACGAGATTGCCTTTCAACATTGATCGGCATTCTACTATCCTGCTCCTTCATAAGATCGTTACTTACGGCTTCGTCTCTTTGTTTATGCCTGTTAGACATATAATCTTGACGTTGTTGCGCGATCTCTGTTGGTACCTTTGCAAGCAAAAGGCCACCGACCCCAATCACTCCCTTGTATTTGCCCTCATCGAGGACTGGATAATCAGATGCATTTTCGACTTCTTCAGATCTCACTAATTCATAACCTTCTCTTATTCTTCCAGTTACGTTTTTAGTATCTTGAAAGCCAACGCTTTCTGCTCTTATCCATCTATACCTGAATCCATCAGGTGCAGGGGGTGCATCTAGAGAAGATGGTGGAACCCACACTTTAGGTCGTTCAGACTTTGACCGTGTTTGGTTCGCACGAGATGAAGTATTTTTATTTTCGTTTTCCATATTTACGCTCCTTCCTTCGTGTATTTTAATTGTTTTGCGTACTCTTCGAGTGGCACACCTAATTTTTTAGCTATTGCTACCTGTGAAGATGTGAGTCTCACAGTTTTGCGACCTGGCTTTACGCTTCTTGAAGCAGAAGCAACTGTCTGAACAGGAGCGGCCGTTTGCTTATTATTAGTATTACCAAATTTATGTGGAAAGTCAACTCTAATACGTTTGTCAACTTCTGCATAATACTCATTTGAGTTTGGATCATAACCTTCTTTTTCCGTTAAATCCTTGTGTATTTCAAAAGCAGTGTAAGTCATTGCTTTATCAGCACCAAACCATGAGTTTTCACTAGCCCATGCTTCAGCTCTAGGATCTGGATTATTAGGTTCTTCCATTTGTTGAGTTCGAGGTTGCGGTTGAGTTAGAACAGGTTTCTCAGCCTGTTGTTCTTCTCTTCCTGCTTTAGTTTGTTCTAATTTTGCATTCTCAAAAGCGAGAGTTGCAATTCTTTTATTAGCTTCAACTTGAGCTTTTGCATCTCCAGATTCAATCGCTGCTGCTAATTCTTTTTGTGCAGCTTCTAAACCTGTTGAAATACTAGTCTCAAACTTTTTGACATATTCAGAATCCGTTTTTTCAAAACGTTTTTCCAATATTTGTCTTTTTTCTTCTACAGCTTTGGCATAATCTAAAGCAGCTTGTTCTCTTCTTTCTGCTTCTCTCATCTTACGAGTTAATTTCGCAATACGAGATTGTACCCCTTTACTGTAGTCCTCTAATGTTTCATCTGATTTTTTTTCTTCTAACTTTGTTTCTCTTTCATTTTCAAATGTTTTATCTGTTTCTTGTTCCGTGTTTTCCGTTTCTACAACGGCTTCTTCTTTTACTTCCTCAATATCTACAGTAGCATCAGGTCCTGATGTATCTATAGGCACTAATTTATTTTCTTCTGTGTCTGGCATAGTTACTCCTTCCTATGATTAAAACTCATGCAAGATGTCCTCTGGACTATCAATTGTTGCTAACACTTCGTCGTCGTTTAGAAGACGCATTTCTCCGCCATCTATCTTGATCCTTGATCCGGCGTAACGTGCAAACATTACCCAATCATTGACCTTGCACCACGGACCTTCAGGATATCGTTCTTTATCCTTATAACATTGTGGGCCCATAGCTAAAACCAAACCAACTTGAGATGCAACTTGTTGCCTTTCCAAAGTTGTTTCAGCTAATACTAATCCACCTTTAGTTTTCTCTTTCATTTTAAAAGGTAAAACTATCATCCTCCACCCAGTAGGTTTTGGTAATTTAGGTTCTTTCTCTTCTTTTTTCTCTGATTTTTTTACACCAACTAAATCATTGTTTGGTGTTAATATCGATGACTGTTCCTTCATTGTGCTCCTTATCGTTTAGCAGGTTAGAGATTTCCTGTTTAGTTGCCTCGTAGGCGTTTATTTGTCCTATTATATACTTGTAATTTTCCATATTGTCAATACCACCGGACGTTACTGAAATTGACAGTTGTTCTATTCTTGAATCTAGGAATCTTAAAGTTTTATTTATTACTGTTTCTAATTGCATTTAACATTTCCATCTTCTCCGTGCTTGTCTGATTCGAGAATTAGGATCGTTACGTGTTTTAGCTGATGAGTTTCTTAATTGACCTGCGCTTCTTGCACAGTACGACTTACGTCGGTTTGCAGCTTTGGACCCTTTTTTCACTTTACCAGTCACGGCTGTTTTTAATTTACTTCCAGGGTTTGCTGCCCTGTAAGCTCTTACACCTTTTGCTGTCATTCCAGCTCCAGATTTTGTTTTTCTATAGTTTGCACCCTTACCTGTAGTAGTTTTTCTAATAGGGTTTTCTTTTTTTCTCATTAGATTTTTTGCATTTCAGGGTTAGTAGATAATATATTTTTCTCTGCTCTAGGTCTAGCTAAAGAGTCTTTGCTTCTTTTTCTAAGTTGAGCAATAGCAGATTCTTTTAATGCTTTTTCTTTTTTTAATCTTTGTAAATCTTTTTCTAAATTCATTATGCAAATGTTTTTACGTTAGTTGGTTTACCACCGGGATTACCCGCTGCTCGTTTTCGTTTGACAGCACTCGCCTTTTGCCCTTTTGACATCCGTGTGGCTTTTGCAAGTGGGACGCATTTTGGATATTTCCTCTTTGAGCCTTTGCTTCTCCCGCATGGTTGATATTTTCCGTCTTTCTTCGGTGCTCCAATGTCCACCCATTTCTGTGCTACCCATTCTCTTAATCCACCTTTTGAAAAGTGTGTACGCATTACGAATTCTTTCCGTAAGCTCTTCCTTTGCCTTTGATACAGGCACCGCCACCTTTGTAATTTAGTCTATCGTTCATCATTCCACCACCCATAGCTTTTTTTCTTTTCTTCTTGCCACCTGGTGTAACTTTACCTGAACATACGGCTGAACCGTACATGTTAGCATATGCTGAAGGATATACTTTGAATTTTCTTTTAGCGGCTGCTTTGCCTTTTGCACAAAGTTTAGCCATTAGACTTTTTTCGCTAGTTTCTTGTTAATTTTTTGTTGAACAGCTTCTGGTAGTTTTGAAAAACCTTTAAATTTACTTGGAACATTTCCAGGTTTTTTAGGTCCAAACGTTTCTTTTATTTTTTGAACGTTTGTTTTTCTTTTAGCCATGTCAGCTCCACCACCAAGTTTTCTACCAATTCTTCCGCCATTAGCTTTTTTTTCAGTAGCTTTATCAATCATACCTTGAATTACTTTACTATTATCTTTTTGTATTCTTTTATATCTCTCTGTGTTTGATTCTGATTTTTTATTACTTCCTTTAAAAGTAAGATCTTTATCATTTTTCATTTCAAAAATAGTTTGATTTAGTTTTGCTTTTGAAGCTTTGTTTTTCTGTATAGCAAGATTTAAATCTCTTTTTGCTTTATCTAATTTTGTTTTAGGTACATTTGTTTTAACAGATTTAATTGCTTTTCCTGCTACAAGTTCTGCAAATTTTTTAAACATTATTTTTTTCCTCCGTGATTTTTAAAAATCTGTGTACCCTTTATACCATAAATACTCGCAACGACAAGGATCCAAAGATTAGTGAACCATGACGGGAGCGTAGAGAACATGTCAAAGAACAATTTTACCTTGTCCATCGCTGTCGGGTCCTCACTTACGACTGCCCAGGCCAAAATTACGATGGGCGCCGAGAGAATTATCAAAACCGCCTCGTCCTTCCAGTCCGATTGACGTGCTTCTAAAAGTTTTCCTTGGTAAGCTTCTTTTCCTTCGGCCATACGAGATGCATGCATTAATTGTGCATCTGACATTGCCATTTTAGTCTTCTGCTTGTTAGCGTAAATTTTACTTCCAGCAGAAACGGCTAATTTAATTGCCTGAAACCACATATTAGTACCAAGTAGCTATTTTTTTCTTTTCAGATAGCATTCTTTTAGTACCTCTAACTTTTTCCTTGTCTCCAGTAGGAATATAGTTGAAAGCACCATCAGCAGTAGTCTTAGATCTTGGATCTACTTCTATATTCTGCTCAGGAACTGCCATTTGTTTTGCTTTTTTATAGTTCATCATATTTTTTACCTTATTTAACTTATTATACCATTATTAATTGTCAAGAACAGACATTTCTTTAGCGCCTGCTTTAGCTAAACTAGTATTAGCACGTAATTCTGCTAATTCTTCGTTCTGATCCATCTTATCTTCAGCTAATTCTCTTGCCTGCATTAATTTTGCTCTATCAAAATCAGCTTTTGTTTGATCTGCTTCTTTTTTTCGTTCATTTTCCATTGCTCTTAGATCAACTTCACGTGATTTTAGTTTCAATAGTGGGTCTGAATCAAATTGTGAAGTGATTTTATTCTCTTCTTTCATAAATTCTTCAGTCATTTCAGCAATCAAGACAGCTTTTCTTGCTTCAATTTGATTTGTAAGCATTTGTAACTGTTGTTGTATCTGTGGATTGTTCACTGACATCTGTTGCATTTGTTGCATCTGCACCATTTGCTCTCTGAACTCTAATTGAACTTGTTCTTGAGCCATAATTGAAATGTGCTCTAATATATTTTTTTGAATTGCAGCCATAACAGCAGGATTATTTCTAACCATGTTAGTTGACATAAAATTTAAGTGAGCTGTGATATGTGCTTGATGATCTTGACCAGGAAAAGCTTGAAAAGGTTTTCCACCTAAAGCATTTATGTGTTCTAGACTTGGATCTATCGGTGCTGTCGGCGCCGGTGGAGGTAAAACTGCATCGACATCTTTTACACCAATCGCATTATACATGTTTCTATAGATTTGATACATGTTATGTAATTGTGGATTTGATGTTGCGATCTGTAGTTGTGTTTGAGCTAAAGTTATTCTCTGACTCATTGAAAATATATTAGGATCAGCAACCGGTATTACATCTACTCTATCATCAAAGTCAGTTTGCTTAATGTTTCGTGCTCCACCTACAACATCATAAGGATATTCTGGTGGTAGGTATTGTGAAACTATTTTAGATAATAATTTAAATTCACTCTTCATCGCTGCATAACATCTTTTGTGAATAGCGCTCATGACTCTTGAACCACGCTCCAATAACGCAACTGTAGTTCCTACAGCAGCACCTTGGTTCCCATCACCTACTTGCATATCAGCAATAGCCGCGAACCTTTGACCAGCTTGTACTACAACTCCTAATAGGTTCAGTAATGTTGGAGAAGGTTCTTTGTAGGGTAGAGGAAAGAAAGCATCTCTTAAATTACCACCGGGTGCATCAACATCTTTAAATTCACCTGGTTGTATTGGTGATGCTTCATCTCTTACTCTAACTCCACGCTGTTTAAATCCAGCCGGTAAATTTGATAAAGTACCTGCGTCTAATAATTGACGGAGAGCAGCCGTTGCCGTTCTGCTCAATCCGCCAATCATGTGAATGAGTCCAAAGCCATAAAATCCAAGTCCTGGCAGAAATTTGAAGTGGACGAAATATTGGATTTTAGTTTTCTTTAGATCATCGGGCGCATAGTTTCGTCTAATAGACAAAACTTTTCTACTACCTTCATCGACTGTAACGAGGTAAGGTAATTTTATTCCTGTTGGTTCACCATCTGCTCCAACATCTTCAAAACCTTCTAAGTCTAAATTAACATGACACTCTAACAAAGTGTAAACAGGTTCGTTCTTACCTGTCTTTTTAGTTCCTTCTAGCTCACGTTCTTTTTTAGATAGCTCT